GCCATGTAGAGATTCATCCCCTGCGTGGCTCCGTCGTAGAAATTCAAGAATCCCACAAGGGCGTTGACGCTGGTGAACTTGAAGGCTGCGCCAAGAACCATTGTGGCATTCGTCGTAAGGGTCGCGGGCTGAACCCACTGTCCCGCGCCGGTGAGATTCAAGCAGTAGCCGGCTAGTCGACCGGTCTGAACCCGCATACTGCTTTCATTAGCGATGACAGAGTATTTCCGCGCGAGCACGTTAGTCGGCGACGGCGCGCTGCCGGTAGTCGTCCCGATGCCCTCAAAACCTTCGATCCACAGAAGCGCCATGTGCCACCTTTTGAGATGAAAGAGAACGCCCAAGCCAGCGCGGCGATCCGCGCCTGACTTGAGCGGTTGGCAAGGGAGATCAGCCACTAAGCGTGTATGTCACCTTGAGCACGTCGCCGGAGGTAACAGCAATGGTCGATCCAAAAGCAGCCGCGGACCAGAGGGTTCCGGTCGTGGCACCTTTGGTGGACGCGCCAGTGCCACCACAGATGAATAGGCCCTTGATTGTCACCGTAGCATTGATGTTGAAATCTACGGTCCCGGCATTGGTAATCTGGCGGGTGGCCGCCGTGCCCGCGGTCCAAGCCGGCCGGTTGGGGTTCGAGTAGCCGGACGTTTCCGCCCAGCCGGCATGACTGGACATGATGTTCCCGTCGGCAAATGCCGTGAAGCCGCTATTATCCACCAAACCAATGTACCAGGTGGTAATCTGAGCCCCGGAATGAAACTCGGTCTCCAGGATGTGATTCAGGCCAACATCGACGATCCCATTCGGAACATCGAACTCGCTCAAGACCTTGCCACCCCGGAGATGGACGACGTGGAACTTGCCCGCCGGGCAGAATCGGTCCACGGCGCCATTAGGTCGGCGCGGAGCTACACTATACATGGAATTCTCCCTTTGATTATCTGGAACTATCGCGGGAGGATTCCCGCATCAGAGACAAGACGCACCTGTATCGCGGACTAGCTGTAGAGTCGGCCCGTCCCGCGACGAATCTCCCGATTGATGGCGTGGATAACCTCTCTCCCGGTGTTTTTGCTCCCCGAGCCGACATTGACCGTCACGTCTCCGACGATGCCGGCATTGGTGACCGGGCCGCCCAATGCCCGATAAGCCGGTTGATGGCCGGTATTCATGGACATGAGTTGACTGTAAAACCGCCGAGAGGCCCCAGCATTCATCACAAACTCTCCAGGCGAGAGCATCGCGGGAATCGTATCCGTGCCACGGGCATGACCTCCGCGGTCAAAGTGCCGAATCAAGCCGCCCATCGCAAAATCGCCGCCACCACCGCTATCGCCGCCGAAATCGCCGCTATCGCCGCTGAAATCGCCGCCACCACCGCTATCGCCGCTGAAATCGCCCCCGGCCGCCGCCGCCGCCGCCGAAGCCCTCGCCGCAGCCCTCGCCGCGGTTGCAACATTCCACCATCCTGTGGCTAGTTGACCGGTCGCAGCGATATCTTGCTGAATAGAACCAAGCTGAGCGTTAATTGCCATAGTTGTATCCGTGACAGCCATCTTACCTTTAATCACCTCCTCTGCATTAAGACGATTGAACTCAATCATCCGTTTAACAGCATCAATTTCAGCTTTGCTTGGTTCTCCGGCTCTAGGAGCATTCTCCCCGACGTCAGTCTGGGACTTTTTCATTTCCTTGAGAGCATCGCTCATCTTTTCAGTTTCCTTCGCAATCCGTGCCCGGTCCATCATGTTCTCAACACCGGGGAGGGCCTTAGACAACTTGTTCCCTACAGCGGCCACATCCTGCTCCAACCGCTTCATGTCAGCATCAGTAAGCTTAGTGCTCTGCGACAGTCGACCCATGTCCTTGACCGCATCTGCAATAGCCTGACGAGCATCCCCTACGTCAGTAGAACCAAATCTACCTAATTCAGACTCCGAAAATGCGTCACCAGACGACTCCTTCCAGAAAGCAGCACTAGCCTCCTGAAACTGCTTCTGCTTGGACTCCAAATCAGCCAGAGCCTTCACTCGTCGAGCATCGCGAGCATCAATCTCATTAGCCATCTTCTCCCAACTGTCAAGCACAGCACTAGGCCCGTTATCGGCTATATTCTGCCCAGTTTGTTTTTCCATTCGAGCTAAAACGGGAATCTCAAACCGCATCGTATCAAAAGCAGTTTGAAGCTGACCGTGCATCGCAGCAATCGCCTCGGGTGCAGCCTTAATCTGTTGAATATTCATCCCGGCGAATTCACGCTCGGCCTGACGCCTCATTTCATCGAAAGCCCGTGTGTCGCCTGAGAACGACTTAGTAAATGCCTCCCCGCTCCATTTCCTAAGTGACTCCTCGAAAACCTTCACGCCCTCTTGGTACTGCAATAAATCCGCGCCAAGTTGCTCGCGCGTCTTTTTAACGGGGCTGCCTTCGGCATCCTTGGTGGTGGTATCCAGCAGATTCTCAAGTTCCTTCCGAGCCTCTTCCAAAGCAAAACCGCGCTTCTCGGCCTGTCGCCCCCGCGACTCAGCATCCTTGGCAAGCCGTTCCTGTGTCTTTTCCTGCTCATGGAGAGCGTTAATCCGCTTGTTGTCAAGTTCATTAAGAACTTCGTTTCCTCTAATCAAACCCGATTGGCTGCCCTGCTGCTTGAACAATTCGGCGGCCTGCCTGCCAAATGCCTCTGCCCGTTTCCACTCCGCATCAGCAAGTTTCTGTTGATTGGCATCCTTAGCCGACCCTAACTTCCGAGCCGCCTCGTCAGCCACTCGGTTAGCCTGCTCAGCGTACTCGCGTGCTTTCCATGCAGGATCAAACCGACTGATTCCCTGTTCAAATTTCCGATCCGCCATCCCCGTCTGAATCTCGTTAATCTGATCTGGAATCTCGCTGAGCTTCTTCCGCGCTCCCTCTGCGATCTTGCCTAGATTTGCCGTCTCCGACTTCCACGACTGCATGATGCTGTCGAAAGCCTGCTTGGTGACCTGCTCCGTAATCTTGACTGATGCTTTGAGATTCTCGGTATCTTGCAAATAGAATGCCATTTTCGCGGCGACTAGTTGCCGAAGTCCTTGAATAACCACATGATTGGCGCGCTCACTCTCGTGAATTTTCGCATCCGCCTGCTCTTTGTGCATTCGCATCTCTTGGTCAGCTAACGTCTGAACTGCATTCATTTTCGCTGACGCGAGTTCAAAAAGTTTGCTGCCAATCATCTTGCCCAAAGTCTCAGCAATCGGAAGGCCAATAAGAAGTCCTATCCCCGCCCGCGTGCCGGCGATCGCATCAGTAGCAAGTAGTGCCTGAAGTTTCACCGCCGCAAAACCACTAGCCACAATTGCCAAACCACCGGCGGCAGCTACGAGAGTTCCAAGTTCGCTAGTGAATGCCCGTAAAGTCGGTACTGCACCACCACCAATCACATCTGCGACCTTAGCAAATGCACGAACAATCTCAGCGCCAAACTCGGCTGTGAAGAAATTCTTAACCTTGTTAAGTTCGGCTGTCAACCGTTCAGCATCTGTCGAAATGAAATCTTTAAGTTTCTTGCTTAAAGTATCCAAGTTCACTTTCTGAAGTGCCAATAATGTTTCCGTGACCTTCGCCGCTCCTTCACTGGTCATCCGTAATGCACCGCCCAGGCCGCGGAAATTGGGAAACAGCTTCGCCATTTCCATCGCTGTGCCGCCCGCAGTCTCCTTGAGTTTCGCCAATACACCTTGAAGACCCCAAGTCGCAACAGCCGCTTCAGGCGTCTCGACGCCAAGTTGATGAAACGCATCCGTCATCTCTTTGGTAGGCTTCATCAAGGCAGTAAACACACCACGAATCTGCGTGGCCGCCTCGCTAGCTTTGAGGCCGCCGATCGTCGTGGACACCAAAGCCGCCTGAAGTTCCTCCATACTCACGCCTAATGCGTGGCCAGACGTTTGAATACGACCCATGGCGGTGCCAAGTTCGCCCATCCGAAGCCGACCTAACTCGATCGTCTTATCAAACTGTGCAGCCCGCAAACCGGCGTTATCCGCCGACTCACCATAAGCATTCAGAGCCCCAGTCAAGAGCAACACAGCATCGCTGAGGTCCTGAGCAGTCACCTTAGCAAGGGCATTTGCAGCCGTCATGATGCTCATCACATCGGCTGTGCTGGTGAACTGATTAGAGAGAGTCTGATACTGACCCTCAGCTACTCGGGAAAGTGGCTGATTGAAAGCATCCGACATCTCACGAATGCTCTGAGCAACCTGCCCGAAACTTCTCGATGGGTCGATAGCATGAATTTCACTAATCTGATTAGAGAATTTCAAGAAAGATTGATAAGCTTCCGCGATCCCGTCCCGAATCATGCTCATTGTGCGAACAATCGCCTGAGTTGCCACCACACGAGCGAGTGTTTCCCAACTAACCATAAAACCACGCGCCGATTTCCCAGCATCTTCAAGAGCCTTACCTGCTTGAAGCGACGCGCGGCCAAAAGTATCTTGATTGATCGCTCCTGAATGGAGCATCGCGTTAAGCTTGCCCATCTGTGCTATGTGCTGCTCTTGCGGAGTTCGCGTCTGCTCGAAAATCTGCGCCACCTCGCGTGCCACGTTGGCAGATTTCTTCAACCCTGCGTCAAGCCTCTCTCCAGCCTGATTCAAAGCGCCAATCTGATTGCCAGCCCCTCGCAGCGCCATGCCGAACTTCTCAAACGCAGCGTCCAACTGCGCAAGCGCCGAAAGCGTCTGCGAGGCGTCCAAACCGAGTTCTTGCCGCACACTATCAGGCATAACACTACCCTACATGAATCGTGACAATATCCAAAAATGAACCCCAACCGGGCAACTCGACATGTGCTACAAAATTCCGAAACGCCTGCTCCCCTTTTTCCTGGAACCGGTAAGGACCTGGATTACGAAGATGAAAATAGGGGGTGCCCGTCTTTGGATTGATGAAAGTGTTGGCGTTGTTGTATTCATTGATGATGAGGTGCGGCAACGTCGTCTCGTAGGAAAACAGATAGAGGCCCGGAGTCACGGTTCCCGGCTCAAAGGTCGCCTTGCCGTTAGCCAGGCCAAGTGCCACCCGGTCTGGCGCACTACCAGCCGGGGCTATCGCAAGCGACATATTGACATACGAAGCCAACGGGGAGAGGGTCGCAATCGACGCTGCACTCCAAATCGGCAGACCTGCGGACGTGGATTCCATAATCACGGTAGTCAGCCACACACGCGCTGCTTCGACCAAAACCGAAGTAAGTTGCGAATCAAGTGCAGCACGAAAACTCCGCTGATTCACCTTGGGAATACGAAAAGTGCCATGACAGCGCATGATCGGGCCCTCCTCAAAGCATCCGTGCCTGCATCCGTTGAATCATCGCTTCATCCTCATCGTGGCTTACCGTCTGGTCGAAAGCCAAGACCAAAGCCTGTGTCCAAACCCCGCAGTCGTCCCAGCATGTTGGCAAACCAGGTGGACGAATACCCGCTCGGACACATGCCTTCCAGACGGCATACTCACCTGTGCGGTACTCCGGCCAGACTATACTGCTGGTCCCTGCGGAGGACCTTGTAGAAAAACCTCGCGGGCCTTCCTAAGTTTCGCTTCGTCGAGGCAATTAGCCTCCAAGACAAGGGCCGAAACCCGATTGATCTCGATCCGAGAAAGTCCGGCCCCGCGAAGATCGTCTTCCCAATTGCACCATGTCGAAGGATTGTCAGCCTGAACCGTATCCCACTCAATTTCACTCGGCTCCAGTGAATGAACCATGTAATAGCCCGTTCGTCGCTTGCTAAATTCGGCCATGACGCTTTGGTAGCCCTCATCCGCAGTGTCGGGCACCCAACCGTCCCTAGTCAATTTGCCAGGGGCCTTCGGCTCTGGGCTAAGTTTGTTGAACTCATCCATACTCTCCAAGCCGCGGGCACGAAAGACGATCCGATTGTCGCCGCGGGGAAGAACTAACACTTCCTCGGTAGGCAGGGTCCGCGGGTCGATACCACCTATCTTCATCAGAATTCTCCCTTGCAAGAAGAAAAGCACAAACAAACAGAAAGCGGCGAGCGGGCATTCGAGCCACGCACATTGCGTCCCTTATCGGGCCGTCTCTACGTTGGACTATCGCCGCCAACCGGCCATGTAGGGCCGGGGAGTCGTATCCTTATCCGCGGGTAATCATCGGCTCGGTGGCGTTGCACTTACCGGAAACCGCAATCGTGGCATTTTTGAAATCGTAATCCCGCTTCTCAGCGCGGAAGTCGGGGAACAGGATCGTCTCGGATGCCACACTGCCGCAAGGCGGAGCATGTACGATTTCCACATCCACAGCGTAAGGCTCGCACTGATCGCTGGACGAAGAGAACCAACCCGAGGCACTGTTGATCCCTTTGATGGCGTCGATCGGGGTGATCGCTTCGCTGGTCCCGGTCTTAACGTGCTCGAACGTGAAGTTCATACTCACGTCCATGGGCACTTCATCCCCTTCGCGGACCGTATCCAGATTGCCGCGATCCTTGTCGTACTTGTACTCGCTGGCCTCCGTGTACTTGATCTCGCCGTCGCCGACCTTGATCTCGATCTGCTGCGGCAGGAAGGTGATGTTGGCATCGTCGGCCGGGATTCCATCCGCGGTCGCCAAAGCCGGCGTGAAGGTCAGCTTCCAGGTGATAGCCCCGGCATTGAGCGTCGTGACTTGCGGGTCCTTTCCGGCCCCGGTGAGGTTCACGTCCTGGATCGTCAAGGTCGGCGTGCTCAGGCCGGCATACTGACCCTTGACCTCTACGATCCAGGGGCCGCCGGCATTGCCCGTAACATCCATGTCGGCGGGCTCGACGTTACTCAGAGCCACCAAGGCAGCCTTCACGTTGGCAGCCGTCTCGTTGTAGAGAATGTTGGCCGTCTGCTCGGCATTGAAAGTCAGCTTGAAATTGCCGCCATCGGCCACGCCCAAGCTGACCGTGAACCGCTTGTTGTTGTTGGCCGCCGTAATCGTGTAGCGCGACCGGCTCGAACCGATCACGCTGAACCCCGCGCCCACAGGGACAAGCGACCCGCCGCCAGTCAAGCTGGCAAGCGTGTCGATGACCAGCGTCGTGTTGCCGTTGGCCGGCGCAGGCGACGGTTGATTTACTTTCGCCGAACCGGCGAAGCCGTCCTTCACGCGGACGGTGCAATTTCTAAGTTCTACACGGGCCATCAGTTGCTCCTCATAGGTTAGCCGCGGGCGATTTCCGGCTCGGTGGCATTGCACTTGCCGGAGACCGCGATCGCGGCATTTTTGAAATCGTAATCCCGCTTCTCGGCACGGAAATCCGGAAACACAATCGTCTCGGATTCCGCACTGCCGCAGGGAGGCTCATGCACAACCTCGACATCCACCGAGTACGGCTCGCAAGGATCACTCGACGAAGTGACCCACTCAGCCGCGCCATTGATCCCTTTGATGGCGTCGATCGGGGTGATCGCTTCGCTGGTCCCGGTCTTAACGTGCTCGAACGTGAAGTTCATACTCACGTCCATGGGCACTTCATCCCCTTCGCGGACCGTATCCAGATTGCCGCGATCCTTGTCGTATTTGTATTCCGTGGCTTCCGTATACTTGATTTCCCCATCGCCGACCTTGATGTCGATCTGCTGCGGAAGGAAGGTGACCACACCGTCGTTGACATAGGTCCCAGCACCCAGGGCGGGCGTGAAGACGATATTCGTCGTCGGACTGGAACTGGCCGGTGTACGTGCTGTGACGGTATGAACCGTCGTGGCGGTCGTCTCACCGGCGACCGTGAATCGAGCACCCACCGGCACCAAATCGGTGTCAGCGGTGTTCAAGACAATCGTGTCGATGTCAAGATCGGTGTCCGTCGCAGAGGGGGGCGAAGCAGTAAGTGCGCCCACTCCCGACAAACCGTCCTTGAGGCGAACGGTGCAATTGCGTAGCTCAATGCGTGCCATGTGACTATCTCCGCTTGGCAAAAGTTCTAATCGTTGTCATCGGTCAATTCCATCACGTAACGGGCGTCGACCTCGGTCTGTTTCACCTTGTCCACAGTGTCGATCTGCCCAAAATTCAAGACTCGAACGCTTGAGTTCCGACCAGGGCGCGGCAGGAGGCAACCCAGAAAACGCTGAGTCGAGGAATCACCCGCTACGTAATCGCCATTCTCTGATCCGAAGTTCCAAACGCCGATGGGTCCATCCATTGCCGCGTGAAATGCGCCGGCATGTTTCAGGATGCTATAAGGGTCCTTCGCTTCCCCATCGTAGCGGCTGGTCAAAAGGACATTGGCATCGACTAGAACCTCCCAACACCCGCGGCTCTTTTCCCGTGTAAACGGACCAGTGATCCGAATTTCCGCCCGATCGCTGGCGTGCATGAACTCTTCCGTCCGCTCGTCGAGGTGCTCCACCAAGACGGGCAGATTCCGATCGGTGGCCACCCCTTTGAGGTAATCAGCTACCGAGGCGAAAATCCAGCGTGCCCAGTCTTTCTGCGCCATGGCTACGCCTCCTTTTCCGCCACTGTGTCCGAGGTCAGACGCAAAGCCTCGCTAACCTCGACACGAATAACCCGTTGCGACATCTCGCCGACCAGTTCCTTCGCGGTCACAATCCAAGCGGCATCGAACTCCAAAGCCTCCACCTCGGCCACCTGGTACTTCCGCCCGGCGTACACAATCCAGTCGTCCGCCGTGAGCGTGCTCAGGTTGGGGGCATCGCGGCGGTCAATGATGAAGTCCTTCTTCTGCGAGTCGTAGGTCCCGCCGGTAACCATTTCCTTGTTGGCCGAGATCAGGGAGATGCCGCGGACCGCCTTCCGCGCCGTGTGGCCCGGAAGCACCGGGGCGCGGGCGATCCGCGTCACGGTGACCGTCTGCTCTCGTTGACCAGTGCGAACATCCGTGGTCGAGGCCGTCAGCTTGTGAACGTCGATCTGGCCGCCAAAGGACCGTTTCAACGAATAGAGAACATGCCGAATCTGCTGATTCAAACTGTAGCTAGCGGGATACACCATGGCGGCACCCTACACTCCCTGAGAACACTTTGACCGCC